AGTCATGCCTTTAGCTATTGTTATGTTTTCTTTTACAAAGTCTAGGATTTCTTTATCTGTTAGTTTCATTGTTTTCACCCTTTAGCTTTTCTTTTCTAAGCACTTCATTGTCCGCTTCTTCCTATAGGAACATATACAGAACCGACTTTGTGATAGGATTTTAACATAGGAACACCTCACTTGCTTTTGAAACATAATTATACACCACCACCAGCTAATTGTCAAGTCATTCTGGCTCTTCATCATTATTTAATGACAACGTGTAACTGAAACTTTCAGTGTCGTATGCGGGATGCTCCCAACTGATTTCGTCGGTGATTTCCATATCCATATCATCATTAAACATATGGGTGATCAATAACGCAATCTCTTCACGAGACATTTTGTGGATGTGCCGCAGATCGTCTAGATCTCGCTCCAACTCAGTTTGTTCCTCCTTACGTCTTCGATACTCGGCTAAGTTTACTACGTTACTCATGGCAATAAATTATCCTATTTGACTCGTTGTTTTTTTGGTACTTCGGTTCGAACCAGAATTCCCGAATATAACCCATATCGATATTTATTAGTTATCAATTCGTAACCCAAAAAATCTTTTATTTTTTCACTTTTGTCTTTTTCTATTGTAGATGCCAACTGAGAAAGACTTGTCCAAGTTTGTTTGGTGTAGTCTTTCATCGAACGATTTCCACTTCACTTTCTGTTTCAATAACAACTCTAGCACCGCAGGATAAGATCTTGTCACCATTCTCACCATAACGAACAATACTCGGCCCGAGCACCTTCACTTCGTGACAGTAGGTATTCTTACGGCCTTCTTTGATTGTGATCACAGGATCGTTGGTACCGTGTTTCAAGTTTGACTTGATCTTGTGTTGATTGACATGAATATATTTCATTAATATATCACCTTTCAGTTTTATTTGATAACAGGTGTTATCTTAACATATAATCCATATAATGTCAAGAGATCATATCCGAAATTTCTGCCGCATATTTTTTGTTAGTTACTGGGACTGCGTTGGATTTGTGGAGTTGTCCCAGACCGATGACGAAGTCTCCGGTGTATCTTGGGGATTCTCGTCGGTCTCCTCCCGACAATCTCGCAGGAGCATGGAACGATGGGTAGCGTTCTGTCTCTGCCGCGCGTTGGCTTGCATACGACGCTTTTGGTTGGTATTCCTGAAACTTAGGCGCGACATACTTGACACAGACTTCTCCTTTAGGCTTCTTGGATTTGCGTTTGCGACCGTTATAGTCGTACTTCATATTTCCAAAGATCATACTTCAACTCACAGTTTTCATTTGATATACGTATGATATCACACAGTCAAGAAGATGTCAAGTCTAAACTGCTCGACCTTTCTTCTGACTGGCAATCCATTTAATAGCCGCAGCGTTCTGTGGTGGCTGCTTTGCAAATTTTGTTGCCCACTTGAAACCTTTCATCGTACCAGATTTCCAATCAGCGCCATCGCTGTTATCGACAATCATCATGTTCTGTCTAAAGAACGACTGAAACTTACCAATGTTGTTCTGTACGTCATTCCAAGAACCCGTCACCACATCATCAGGCAACGTTCTAGCACGAGCTTGGTTGCGATCTTTTGCGGTTTCGAGATTGGTATTGACGAACAACATACCTACATCATAACCTAACTTCTTCATCTGATTGGCTTGCGACGAGATTTTAGCGTAGTCTCTGCCGGTACCATCGATGACAACCCCGAGGCGCCCTTTGAGGTACAACTCTTGTTGCTTACCCGTAAGAGTTTTTGCTGCGTTGCGCATGCTCTGCCCTTTGTCGCTACCGATGAACTCGGGTGACATCTCTTCGCCGGCTTTCTTCATTGCGATTTCAAATGCGTGGTCAGAGTTAACGAGCCGAAACCCAAGAGAAGTTAGAGCTGTCTGCCCAATCATAAACGATTTACCGCTGCCGGGGCCTCCAGCCAAGAATATTGCTTTAAAGATTGCGGGGTCGTTGACACCCTCTTCCAAGAATTGTGAAAATCTTAACATATTGGTAATCTACTTATTGAAACCTTTATTTATACTTTGTCGTAACTGACACCGACATCAGCACCAAACTCTGTCATATAGTTATCGTCAGTCTCAGTTTCCACTGGGCGTCTACTCTCCACATTGTAAATCTTGTGGTCGATTATGTAGCCGGGGTTCTTATTGAGACGGTTGTATATGTACGAATCGTCTGTCCATACTATGCGGTTGTTGGGATACCCGAAGAAATTACCATCATCCATCTTAAACATATGACAGCACTTATGTTCCGGATCTTCTGAAAAGTTTGTGTCGAGTATCGTGCGATCTTCCCAAGACCAATCCAGTGTGAACATATACTCACCCCAGTGGCGCCCACCTTTGTGGTCGATTAACTCGGCGCGCCTTCTCGCAAGTCTATTCCTCACATTGACATTGACGTAAGGTGAAAAACAATCCCAATAATGATGCATCTCTAACGGATAAATTGGTGCGTCTTTTTTCCAACAAAATGCTGTGATGGGTCTTCTAGTCCAGTTCACACCATTTTCTAATAGCGTTTCGAAAAGAGGCACTCGCCTCTCCATACTAGCAACACTATGAATCTCTGCTACGGTGAACTCGCCGTGCCCTTTAGTGTGGTCATACAAGTATTCGTCTCGTATCAAACACACGAAGGGTGGTAGGTTGCAGTTTAAGAAGGCCACAAGTCCCCCATATCCCTATCATCACGAATGCGCATAATGATCTCGTGCTTCTCCGCGTTTGTAAACTCGGTCCAATAAACGATTTCCATTTTGTGTCTATGACACCCAATGCACGTTTCATTGTAGTCTATTATGCACGCACCTATGCATGGAGAGTATACAAAACTTGTGGTGTCTTCGATCATTTATTTTTTCTATAAGTTAATGCTACCTTAATATTTAGGAAATGGAAAACCAGACTGTAATATACGTAGACATCATCGTCCTTATAAAACATCAGAGATGGCAGCACCGCAATCTCAAAATAATTTTTCCAAGTGTTCTCGTGATCGAACTCGAATCTGCTCATCAGTTCGCTTACCGGTATCGACATTATTAAAATCTCCCATATGCTGTATTATAAGTTCCGGAATCAATAGCATCGGATGTCGCTTTTTCTGTTGCAAAAACTCGATGAATGATTTTCCCTTCACAGTATATATCTGCTGTCGGGTAACCTTCGACGTTCCTAAACATTTCTACCAGCATTTTTTTGTTTCTGAGTTTCTCTGAGTTTCTGGCATAAGTTTTTGCCAGATCTCTAACTCTATCGTAGATACTCAACAGATCACCATCGTAAGGGCCAAGGATATTAATTACAACATCATCAGGGCACGTTTCCATCTCAACTAAAGTTAACTCACTCATAAAAACTCCATACAGTTATAATAAAACGGGGGCTTCAATTCACAACAATTCATAGCAATTTTCGATATCCACCCCCAAACACAAACACATTATGTCACACCTTTCGGTGAATGTCAAGATCAACAATCCCAACTAATATCAGGCCGGGTTTTACCACTACCGTTCCAATAGATTTTGCAACCACACTCTTCAATGATGGGAATGATTGCTTTGAGATTTGCAACACCTTCGTCGGTGCCATCGAAACAGAACATAGAACTACCAGCAATTTCTGGGGGCATACAAACAAACCCACTCACACTGATATCAGGTTCATAGTCGAGATCCTCGAAGTCATTGAAGAGGGGTGAGACGAAACCCTCACCTTCACAATGTGCACAATGAACATCGTCTTCATCGTCGAAACCTGTACCGTCACAGTATTCGCAATCTTCTTCACTCGTGTCAGGGACTTCACAGTCTTGAGAATGATTGAATAACACTTTGGTCATATCAGTGTGCTCGACTTCACCCCACGCACACGATTGACAACACGGCATGTTCCACTCTACAAACCAGCCCTCCTTGCGGAGTCTGGTCTGTAGTTTAGTGAATCCATTTTCCATTATGCTGCCTCCGCCATTTCTAGTGCGAGGTTGGTCGCTTTGACTTTGCGAGTTTGATTCACACCAAACCAAGCAGAAGTCATTCGCGTGTCAGCAGATCTTCCGACAACGTGATCGGTCGTATAAGTCACCGCGTTCAGAGCATTCCACCAAGTACCCATCGCCATATCTGCACCGGGCTGTGTTTCCAATACATCAAACGCACCTTTAGCAGTAGTGGACAACTCAGAGTATTCTGTAACAACACGTTTGGCGGTGTTCGCAGCAGGAAATACTTCGTTAAAGAATGTAATCAAATCACTAGATGAAGTTCGTTTGCTCGCCATGAACTTTGCAGCATCACGATACATCTCAAACTTCTGGTGAGCTAACCCCATCTGCTGTTTGACCATATCAGGATTAAAAGCACGACGATGATTCAGTTTCATTTCGTTGTTGCTTTTCTCACCAAGACTCATCGTGAGTGTATTGTTACATACAACTCGAATGGGTGTCATTCGAACATTGACAGACTTTCCATACTGATGCGGGTTAGAGAACAACATATAATTGTCAACTTGATCGTCACCTAACACATCAAACGACTCATTGATTTTCGCAAGAACCCAGACAATCTCACCGTTTTTCAGAGAACCAGCCGTGTGCATTTCCATGTCACCCGCGGCACAGAACTCAGCAAAGAAATCGAATGCTTCAGTATTCTGAACAGGTTCCCAACCGTCACCAACGCTAGGCGAGAGTACTCGGTTGTCGCTGTCTCGCAACAGGGCATTGGTCCCTGTCTCGATCATCTCACCATCATAGGTGACAAACGATGGGCGCTTCGTCACACCCCAGTCCAATCCAGCAGCTTTCTGCATCTGGCGGGGGGTAAGATCTATCCCAACTTTAGTACCGAGGCCGTGCCAAGGGACTTGACCCGCGTATGCCATTTGTGCTTTACCGTCAATAACTTCTACTTCGTGACTCATAATGTATTCCTTAAGTTTTTTTGATAACAGATGTTATCTTAACACATAAAAGATGGTTTGTCAACACTTTTTACAAAGAATCTACAAATTCTTTATGTTTTTCCATAATGGGAATAATACTGTGGATGTCCATTGCGAGAAATAACAACTGCATCTCGTGTCTCCACGATGACCACAACTCAGGATCGTGCTCTTTGATGCTACCCGCGTTGTGCATCACATCATAGAACTTGACGATTTTAACCTCTTCAGGAGCCGCTGAGAGCCTCCAGCGGTCGTGTTCCTTGCGGATTGACCTAGTGCCAACGAACTCTGGGGGCTTGGTTAGATACCAGACATATTCGGCGACTTCTGCGCCAAAGTACTCTAAAACCTCCTCAAAAGAGGCGTCAGTGTCTTCTACGGTGTCGTGTAGGATTGCCGCAACGATGGCTGTCTCCGACAAACCATGCTCCCTGACCATCTCTGAGACGATCAGAGGGTGCTCAATGTAGGGTTCTCCAGTATACTTGCGATACTGCCCTTTGTGCTTCGTTCCTGCCCATATTCGGGCATACTCTATTCGACTTTCCAACTTGGTTCTCCCTGATTTGAAATGATATTATAACACCATTCTGGGGGTATTGTCAAGTCTTTAGTCGTATGCACCCTCGAAATATGTGCCCGGCACAGAGTAGTATGCAATCACTGTGTGCATCGCCGAAACAAGAGCAGAATCGTCAGTTGTTTCAATTTGAGATTTTAATTCTTCTACAATCAAACTTTCAATTGCATCATCTTTCAAATAATTACTTAGCATAATATAGTCTCTACTTAGAATGTGGGGGTTTTTTTACTTCAATAAACCACTCGTGTTTTCGGCTGACCGGATTGAATTTTTTCTTCCGCATCTTTTCCATTTTTTTGTTTTTATACACAGTGTAGTGGTAATCGTGTGACTCACGAGTTTGCCCCTCGGGAATCAAATACACAACATCGTTATCTTTTCTAGCCATTACAACCTCTTGGTTTTAAAAAATGAAATAAATTCGGGCCATCTAAACATACCACCACGAATGTGACAAAAGAATAGCCCGTTGTACGGTGCTGCTAATTCCTCCCCTCTACCTAAATTAAGCTCTGTCTGTGTCATTTATAACTCCTTAAGTATTCATTACTCGAATTAAGCATCCGGTGCGCCAGTATACCATCGAATGACAGTCTCTACTCGAAATGACCGCCACGCTTCTTTGTCCAAACACCACACAACCAAGTGGTCGTTAGTTTCCTTTTGTTCCAAGATCTCAGGAACATTGTGGTGAGATAGTTCTACATTTAGTGTACACGGCATAACTCGCAGTTCGCCGGTACCAACTTTCGTAAACTCCACTGTCACAACACCTTCTTTGGCTGCTTCTATAAAGCCTTTAATTGTATCACTCATACATCACCTTCCTTAACAAAAATACCATCAATCATTTTACCCTTACGGTCTTTGATATCAATCCACGCTTGCTCTAGGCAATCCATCATAGAGTAGCCATTGCGTTCCATAATGTTGATCAACACCACCATGATATCACCAATGTCATCCTTCATATCTTTGCCTTTGCACATATTGTCTGACAGTTCCCCGCACTCCTGAATGAGTTTGCAGAACTGATCCTTGTCGGTGCTGCCCTCAATTAGATTGCGATCGCGGTGCCAGGTTCTAATGCGAGACACCATTACGTCGCTGGTGCTGGATTTTAAGACCCAGGTGCCTCGCGCCTCTCCGTTCCAAGTGTCGTTCATGCGGCCACCCTAGATTTTGTGCGGCAGTATGCCAAGAGATTTTCTGGTGTAGAAATCTCGTATGGATCCGTATCAATGTGCAGATTGTCGGTCATACCAGCCTCGGGGAAAAATGCTTCCACAACACCATTGTCAACAACCATTGCATACCGCCAAGACCGCAAACCAAACCCTACATTATCCTTCGCTACCAACATTCCAATTTCACGAGTAAATGTTCCTGATCCATCGGGGATAACTTTGACGTGTTGCAGGTATTGATCCTTTGCCCAAGCGTTCATTACAAATGCGTCGTTAACTGAGATACAATAAATCTCGTCAATACCCAATCCGTTAAACTCGGGGAAGAGTTTCTCGAATGTTGGTAGTTGATAGGTGGAACACGTCGGCGTGAATGCGCCGGGCAGCCCAAACAGGATAACCCGTTTGCCCTCAAAATAATCACCACTTGATTTTAGATCCCATCGATATGGATTTGGACCCTCAATACTTTCATCTCGCACCCGAGTGTTAAACAAAACGGACGGTAGTGCCTCGCCTTTTCTAATCATAATATAACTCCTATTGTTTACCAGTATAGATCAACTAACTCATCTTCCATTCCATATGCTTCGATTTCCCAAGGCATATCAGAATGTTTTACATTGTACTCTTCAGCCCAACGGTATTGTTTTGCTGTAAGTTCCCCACGAATGTATTGTTTTGCATGCACAAGTTCATGCGCTAAGGTTGACACGATTTCTTTAATGCTGTAAGGGTAATGTTCTTGATCGTCATAGTCAACCATGTTCCTAGAAAGTTCCACCGAGATAACTTGAGCAGATTTCATAACAGAAGAATCCAACTGGACGACGCCCGCATTACAGCACTGCCCCGCGTCGTCGCCTAGGTTGGTTCTCATATTGGTAATGATTAACACATTTTTCTTGAGATCTTTTGGAAAGAAATGGTTGACAACATCATCAATAAACTTCTCAACTCGACGCTTTTGTGGGAACCTTCCGTCAATCGCACATACAATCATAATAAATCCTCAGTTGGTATATGCATATCTTATCAAAATTCTGGGGTAATGTCAAGCACTATCTAAGTCTTTGATTCTTTTGGGTTTATGATGCCCAGAACATAGTTTTCTGCGACATCTTCGGCATAATGTACAGAATGTGCCCGAACATCGACAACATCAACTTGCACATCACCCTCAAAAAACTCTACAAAATAACCGTCTTCGCTGAGGCAAACTTCAGCCTTTCGGCCGCCCTCGCGCGAAAAGTGTGTGCTAATATTGACACGAGTGCTTTCTCTATGTTTTTTGTTTTTACCACCAAAAATTATATCCCACTGACTTTCAAACTTCGCATGCGCATCAATGTAATCTTCTTTGTTTCCTACCGCCAAGGGTCTTCGACCGCTTCCTTTTCCATTCATAATATTCTCCAAAAGTAAAGCGCCTCATTGCGAGGCGCTTGTTAGATGGGATCACCCCCTTATCGTGACTTGTTCTATTGAAGCGTCGAGTGTTGCTCTTTTTTTCTTCATTTTATAAGACGCTTCAGTTTTACCTTTTCTGTTTAGCTTGAAAATCCGTTTTCCAAGTTCCCTAGAATGTTTCTTTAGTACTTCTAGTTGGCTTTCTACCATAGGCAAGTCTCCTTGTTAAGTTTATGTTACCATAACGAAACTGGATTTTAGGGGGCCCTCCTTTTAATCCGTCAAAGTTGTCATTTTTTTATCTGGATTGAATCCTTTATTAACATTTTCTGTGATGTATCTTGCACCACCAAACATCTGAATAACAACTGCTGCCGCAACCCACTCAGCAAAGCCATACTCAATATTTAGTGGAAACAGTGTGTTGAATGACCATATTGCGATAAACGGTACCGCAGTGGCAACACCAAGTAATATCAAAACAAATGCAAATGTAGCTCTAGTACTCATTCAAAATCCTCCAAATCTTCAAGACGATCATCATCTAAATTATTTATATCAATTTGTTCCAGCTTTTCCCTAATCTTGGTTTTATTTTTACGCTTGCTGTTTAGTCTTTTTTTCTTAGGAACGAGGTCATCATATTCATCATAGAATTCACGAAATCCTCTATAGCTATTTCTACTTTTACTTTTACCCATTGGACTTTCCCAACTCTTCACCATCAAAAATTTCGGGGATATTATCCATCAAGACTTTCCTAGTTATGCCTTTGTATTTTAGTTTTTTATCCTTGATCATGACAAGAACATCTGCCTCTTTAGCAGGAACACTTTCCAGCATTTCTATGAAGATACTTTCTCGCTTTATCCTTTTCATATTGGGTGTCAGGGTTTTCATAAAGTAGCGAAACTTTCTCATTTCTCTACCCAATCTTTTGTACCCAAAATTTTCCGGAATGTTTAAAGGCTCAAACGGTGGCTTACCTTTAGGCAAATCAAACTCATAACTTTGGTTGAATGTCAGTTGCAAGATAAGTTTGATTTCCGGTGCGATGTCACAAATTCTTTTTATTTCTGGTCCGCGCGTAGAAGCGGGCAGAGAAGAAATATGCTCAAACACCTCCCCGATATTCATTCGACTAATATCAGTCGGTTTTTGTGTAACAGTAGACATAATCAAAATTCCTGTAGATGTTCCATTAGTTGTTTCATTTTGTTTTTCATGAAGTAGTTAAATAACTGACTCCTATCACGAGATTCTGTGGTTTCGTACATACTGACAATATCTTCCGACAGCGCCTCGGGAATTTTTTGCAGATCAATCAAGATCTGGTTTCGGTTATAGTTCCTCATCATTTCTTCGTTGCAAAACTCTTGTGGTTGTTGCTGCAACCACATATTTAGCTTCTTTGTATTGATGGGTTTCTGTCTAGATTCCGACACAAAGGTGTCATCCTGAGATAGAATATTAGGAATACCGTCACCACGATCACCACGAATAATGTGCTCACACAAATATGCATGGGGATTGCCTTCAGGGCGAATAAACTTTTTAGCCATAGGGCTATACTGATCGACATTCACAAACTTCTGCAATTGCATAAAGTCTTTATCACTAGACAAGATCAATATACGTTCCGTGTCGGCGTTGCGCAAGAAGACACCGTTCTGGTGACATAGAGTTCCGATAATGTCATCAGCTTCGGCTCCAGCAACTTGCAGCACTTTGTATGGAAAGTTTTCTTTCAACTCGTCTTTGATTTTATGCAGGACTTCGAAGATGAGCGCCCAGTTATATGGTGATGCATCTCTAGACTTTTTGCGCGAGGCTTTGTAGTACGGGAAAATATCTCTTCTCCAGTAGTTCTTATCGTCAGCGCAGATAACTATCTCACCATAGTCTTGTTTGAATTTAACGTTGTAAGATTTTAGTGCGAGTGCAACCATATGTCGAATTAAGTTTTCATCAACATGCTTGGTTATACCAGGCTGCATCATTAAGTTAGATATCATTACCTGATTCAGATCCACGAGTATCATTACGATTTCCTATTATGTAATTTTCAGAACTATTGTATCACAATTAAAGCGACCTGTCAAGCCTTGTTCTTTTGTAGTTAGTTGTGGCAAAATCTTTTTGATCTTGACTTTACCCGCATCCATCAACTCAGGAATAATAACTTCAGGTTTGCGTAACCGCTTCCCTACACTGGATTTTGTGTTGAAGTTCTTCAGGGTAGTGCCTTTAAAAGTTAAGCCTTTTGCATTGTCGGAGTTATACACACCCAGCATCTTAGTCTTTATGTTGTAAGTCCATACCTGATCAGCACCCACCACCTTTTCTATGGGAACACATTTAAATCCGGAGTGTTCTTCAAGAAATTTTACCTTAGATACAATTTGTGTTACAGGCTTCTCTTTGACTCTGCGTTTTTTCCTTGTAGGTTTGTTTGCAATAGCAGATTTATTTGTGGTGGATACTATGTTATCATAAAACTCACCTAATTTTTTTAGTTGAGGTTTTGTGAAGTGTGAGTACGCTTCTTTTATTTGTTCATCTTCACCAGCAATCGCAAGAGTGATTTCTTTTGATGGGTCGATAAACATTTCACACATACGTTGTAGTACTACAGCACTAAGTTTCTTACCAGCAAAATACTTTTCCAAATCATATTTCTGCTTACATCCAGATGCAATATAGTCATCAATCAATCCTTCGATCTCGCCTGCTTCTTCACGAGCTTTTTCTAATATTCTGTCTTGCACAGAAACCTTGGGCACATCCTTTTTGACAACAGTTTTGATGCGAACACCCTTATAGTTCAGGAGCATTTTCATTCCATCATCAAAAAACTTTTGAGTAGTTTCATCAGGAACCATTCCCTGAAGCATCATTCTGGATATCCAAGCAACTTGCAAAGTAATCTTAGAATCTGGAATTGATCCGACATGCCGAATAGTTTTCTTGTCATACTTTGCATGACGGCAGTAAGACACAATAAGTTCTTTTGCTTTCTTATGATCATAACAGTAGTTATACCAGTTGAGTGCATCAATCAACTTTGTCTTATTAAACTCACCAACCCAGATAGGCTCGGGGCCCATACCCAATACAATATCAGATCGCAGTCTCTTAACCATTACATAATCCTATTAGTATACGCTTGCTTCGATGCTGATGTTGACATACTCGCCTGGCTGTTCTGGCATGATGGATGTCATAGTCTCACCGAAAAAGTCATAAGTGACTTGATACCCAGAAACATAAGTTTCACTGCGGGGCACATATTCGGTTTCACACGTCTCTCGGTTCTCGAACACATACTCAGTTCTGTAACCAGAGACAACTTCACGGGTTCTGTTGCGCTGAGAATATGCACCAATCAACGCACCAGCAATGGCAGATTTTTTGCGATGTTCTTTTGTTCTCGTAATTGCGTATGCAGTCGCGGCACCAATAACAGCCCCCATTACAGGCGCAGTTGTACTTCGCTCTCGTGTGTAGACAGGAACTTCTCTAGGCACTCGAACCTGACTCATAGTGCAAACTCTGCGCTCGTCAACAAATTCTTGTGTGTTCTGTACAGGAATCGATTTGATAACCTTTGCTTGAATAGTCTTGGCAGCAGATGTTGCAGAAAAAATAGATACCAATATTGCAAGAGAAAAAATAATTGTACGTTTCATAGTGTCACTCCGTTTTATAATATATTTAGTTTTTGTTGGTGCCGTCATCTTAGAACATCCTCCCAAAATCAATGTTAGACCAACCTTCACTTTCACACATCCAAGCAGTACCACATTTCTCGTTGACGATGATGTCACCCACAGAAACCGAATGCATTCGAGTGAACTTCTGAATGCAAGACCCTTCAGGTCCGTATCCGTTACCGACATGAAACACATCTTCAAGAGTGTCGACACCGGTTACACGGGCAACTGAAGCGAAGTGATCTGACATCCAAGGTTCAAATTTCTCAGAACCACCGAATTTGACATCGCGCTGGATTACAATCTCAGGAAACTCTCCGAAGTCCCCACTCCAACCAACTGAATTCAGGTGATCTCGGGCAGCATCTGACAGGTGAAACTGGTGAATTAAGTAAGACATAGTTCGATCTCTCATTGATTAAAAACATATTATAACAGGTATTGAGGTGGTTGTAAAGCGGTTTTTTAGACTGTTTTGTTATATGCTTATGCTAAAAAGTTATTAAGAGTGGCGATATTTTCTACTTCGGAGATGCGTTTTTTGGCGATTTCGTAATAATTTGAATCCATTTCAATACCAATAAAATTTCGTTTTGACATGATACTGGCTACACCAGTGGTGCCACTACCCATTGTATTATCAAGCACCGTGTCACCTTCGTTGGAATACGTCTTAATGAGATATTCCATCATGGAAACGGGTTTTTGAGTAGGATGATAACCTTTCTCTTGTTTCCATTTCTGGACGCTTTTGGGGTATCTGGTGCCCTCTGGATTGTCACGATGTTTTGATTGTGCTGAACCATAGACTTCACCAATTTTGGCGGTATCTGATTTAAAACCACCATATGGTGTGGACAACCACATTTGAGGATTATAGGTGGGTTTAGCGCGATAGAACACTAACACATTTTCATGTGCTTTGAGAGGCATCACTTTAGCATTCATTGGATTCGTACCCTGAGGCTTCTCCCAGATCCACTCGTATCGTAGATTTTTAAGATTAGACGAGGCTAGGGTGGTCGTAAATGGCTGTTGAGCCGTAAATACCATAGCAGCATTCTTCTTACAGATGCGATTGTATTGTTTCCACAATTCATCTAGAGGTATGATACTATCCCACTTACAAGCAGTAGTACCGTAGGGTAGATCTACCATCAACATGTCCACACTGTCATCAGGCAGCGTTGGTAGAATTTCTAAGCAATTTCCTAACCGTAAGTCTGCAACCATTCGTCAACTCCTATCATATATTCTGAATTTAATAAAGCGACCAATGATCTAGAACCACTCATCCAATCGTCATTGTCTGCTTTATTACCACCTTGTTGTGCACCAAAAAACTTGTTACGTAACTGTCCTTTGGCACGAACTTTCATCTTAATCTCATTTTCTGTTCTGAGTATTTTAACAAAGTTTTCTTTAGAAAGCAACCCTACAACATCATCAGTGCCCTCAGGATTAACACCGGCAAAGAGCAGCCATTCCCAATCTTTACCTTCAGCAACATGATTCATCATCCATGAGTTCTTCTGAATGATACCATTCTTCTGTTGAGACAATGAGAACTTATATTCCATGCGAATACCGTTGACTACAGAGTCGTGTCCGGTATTGCTAGGTTTGGTTACTTTGCATCCGAGACTTCTGAACAAATCGTCAATAATCTTTTCACCAAACTGTCCTTTTTGTTTGTTACCTAAAAACTTATATCCTTCATAAGCAGTACCAATCCAGTGATCTTGGTTCTGCTCTGAGACATAATCCTTGACACCGCATCTAATAGCCGAAACAGATAAATCCATATCATTTCTCATTTCTGATTGATTAAGTACTTATTATCGCACAATATGGGTCAAATTTCAAGCGTTTTTTGATGAAATTTTGGAATACATTATATTCCAGATATTCCTCTAATCTCGGCTTTGGTGAGATTTCGGAACTTTCGGCGAGAGGGGCTCCACTGTTTTTTTGGATTTGAGAAAATAATCGCTTCTGTGGTGCCCTCTGGGACGTATCCCACGAGCATCGACCCAGAGGTGATGTAAATGTGTTGGGGAACCCTATAATCGGCCTTAGACCAGTCTGTGACCTCCTGACGTACCTGCATAACCACTCCTTATCATCAAATTACTATGTAATTCTACATGATTTTGGAGCATATGTCAAGTTTTTATGGCAGTTTTACCAAACCTTTTATGATACTTGCACTGCCTTTTGAGACTGGACCGATATTGTACGGCGATTTTGCGACAGATTTGAACTGTATTTCCATCGTTATTTGGTAGCCTTGCCCTCCGGTGGGCCTCTTTAAACTCTTCTCTTGAGCGAGAGCTTTTGTTACACCCTTAGATTGTATGCGAATTCTAAGAACTGCTCGATGGGAGTTTGACCATCTGGGGATTTTGGGTGTGGTTTTGACGTTCATTTTTGCTGGATCTTTAGGCCCCAATAGGAAAAAACCATGCGTACCAACATTCAGGTAATATGTGTCTTTTAGGTTATAATATTTTTCGATAGTGTCTGACGGTAAGTCAAAAAATATGTCTGGACAGTTTTTCAGGTCTTGACTGTACCTTTCCTTAACGTCAGGCTGGCCAGCATCCTCCCATCTTTTTACCCACTTTTCATCCCGATCTTCGGCAATCCAAAGTTTCTTTTTCCACTTCGATTTGATGGCGGCAAGCACCTTATTAGTAACACCCAAACCTTTCATAAATTCTTTTTCTTTAGCACCATTCGTGTCACCAAAAGAAAAAGATGCGGCCGCATTATTGTATTTTATGACAAGGGAGCCCGCAGACGCCAAATCTTTTTTTAATTCGCACCCATACTCTATGCCTTTTATAAAAAGATCTAAGTCTGGTCGATCCGAAGATGCGCCTGCAGGAACATAGTTTTTTTTAACTAAACCGTAGTCTTGTAGACACTTCGCTACATTGGCTTCGTATAAAAAACCCTCCTGTGCCATCAGTTACTCTGCTTTTTTCTTAGCGGCAGAAGGTCGTTTCACCGCAGGCTTTTTCTTAGCTGGCGCTTTCTTAGCGGCGGTTGTTTTTTTAGCTGCTGCTTTCTTAGCTGGAGCTTTTTTTGGAACCTCGACAACGGGAACTTCTTTTTTCCCGAAAAAGAACTCTTTGATTTTTTGTAACATGATAGTCTCCGTAGATTTATACACTATTTAGTTTTTTTAGCTTTTGATTTTCTCTTGTCTTTTTCTTCTTCGAGTTTGTTGAGTTTATGCAATCTCGATGACACTTCCTTTGCAGTCATCCAAATGTCCTTACCACCAATCAAAGATTCCAGTTCTTCTTTGTTAAGGAAGTTTTGGTAGATGTCTTGGAGGATGCCCTCGGTCCATTTTCGCTCGTGTGTAATTTGATCGTACATTTCTCCACCCTTGCCAAACGTGCCGCCGGAATAATCGTGAAACATAAAGACAGAATGGTCAGAAATCTCAAAAGAGTTTCCGCACAAAAATATCATAGTCGCTGCTGACATGCAGTAGCCTTCAACCGAGCATACTATGTGCGCTTTAGAATCTCCCATACAACGAATAAACTGTATGGTTGTGGAAACATCACCGCCATGTGAGTTGATGTGGATGTAGACGATATCATTCTGCTGTGCGTTTCTTATTACCTCAAAAGCATCAAGATATTCTTCAGATGATTTGATATCACCGCTGAGGTATATGTTGAAGATAAACCCAATTGGTACTGGATTTCTTACTACGTTAGATTCTTTCATAATCTCACTCATATTACATGGTTCCTGTGTATTTTTGCTCCAACAAAAGAATTGTAGTACTCATCGGGCTTCAATAGAACATCATATTCCAGCTGATATTTTAGTTCCCAATAGCTACATTCGCCCTTAGTCTTACACAACCTCAAGATCTCTCGTGCAAATCTTTCGGTACCTTCCTGCTCAACTAGGAGTTTGACTTCTTCGCTCGACCCGTAATACTTCATCCAATCGGATTCGGTTTTTATTATACGCTTTCGGGTTTTGCCTTTCAGCGGGGGTTTTTTCCTCGTGCTCCAAAACCACTTCTTACCAATATACTTCATTTTATTTTCTGTGTCGGTGATCTCATAGACGAATCCATAAGAGTCACCAATCATTTCAGAAATAAACTCTTGATTTTTATATTTCCACATTAGCTCTTTAGCAAATCATCTTCCTCCGGATTCTCCCAGCCGTCAAACTCCGGCCATTCAAAAGTTGCTGTTGCTTCAGTCATAAGATCTTCATCTAGAGTCTCAGCACAAAACGGGCAGAATTTAGCTTCTACTGCCGTATCAACATAATCTATCTGGAATTCTGAGTTGCACTCCTCGCAAAATACTTTGATTGATTTCATACATACTCCTCTATTTAGACGCATCACCCCAGACATCATCCCACTTCCCTACCATAGCACCTTTTGCATAGTCTGTGCTTCGGTTCTCAAAAAAGTTTGTGTGTGTCGGTGCGTTGATCATAGACTCAACCCAAGGCAATGGATTGCGTTTCACTTTAAATAAACCTTTCATTCCCAAACTAATCAGCCTCCTGTCAGCAATGTAACGAATATATTTCTTCACTTGCTCCGGAGTTAGGTCTTCCATTTCACCCATACTAAAAGTTAGGTCAATGAACTTGTCTTCCAGTTCCACCATCCGTTCTGCAATACTGTAAATTTTACCTTTTAGTTCATCGGTCCAGATGTCTCTGTTTTCTTCGATGTAGGTGCGGAACAGTTTGATCATAGACTCAGCATGCATTGTTTCATCAACAATAGACCAAGTAACGATCTGCCCCATACCCTTCATCTTACCGTGCCGAGGAAAGTTCAACAACATAATGAATGAACTGAACAGTTGCATTCCTTCTGTAAACGCAGAAAATACTGCTATGTGGGTGGCGGTCGACGCCCTATCACCGTTCTTTGAAGATATTTCAAGAACATAGTCGTGCTTTTCTTTCATCTCTTGATACTCAAGAAAATCTGAATAAGTAGATTCTGGCATACCAATAGTTTCGATAAGATGCGAGTATGCTGCGATATGCAGCGCCTCACGAGCAGCAAACCCCATGAGCATCATTCGAACTTCTGGTTGAGGAAAATATGGCAAATAATTCTTTACGTATCCACCAGCAACATCAATGTCACCCTGCGTAAAAAATCTGAAGATGTTTGTTAAAAAATATCTTTCTTCTTCTGTAAGTTTTTTCTTCCAATCTTTTACATCTTCCACCATAGGAACTTCTGTATGAAGCCAGTGACTTTGCTCATGCTTCAGCCACGCATCATACGCCCACGGATAGTTAAATGGTTTGAAATAAGATCTTTCGTCCGTTAAAACTAATTCTTGATTTTTCATATTATCCCTCACACGCGAGACACAAATCACCATCGATGATGGCACTCATATCCAACTCTTTAATTACCTCTCTCTCTATTCTCTTAGCAACTTTATCTGCCTTTCCGATCTTCTCCGAACGGCAATAGTAAAGCGTCTTTAACTTTTGTTTCCACGCCATAAAATGCACTGCGTGAATGTATTTCAAATTTGCATCTGGTCTAAAAAATAAATTCAAAGATTGTGCTTGATCAATAAATTGCTGTCTATCGGATGCGTGTTGCACAATCCATCGCTGATCAATTTCCATTGAGGTTTTGAACACGTCTTTTTGATAATCCTCCAACCATGTCAAGTGGTGAGCAGAACCATCGTTTGCAATAATGGAACTCCAAACATCATCATACCAGTTTTCAGGTTTCCCTTCGGCAGCATCCGCGATTATCTTATCAAGGTACTTATTCTTATGTAAGAACGATCCGGAAAGCGTGTCTTGTCTGTAAGCATTTGCTCGATACGGTTCGATAGATGGTGATGTGTTTCCCATAATAATAGAACTGCTTGCGTTTGGTGCGATTGCCATCATGTGACTAAACCGTTTGCCTGTGCCGTTAGCATCGGGTGCAACGCCACGCTCTTCGCCTAGTTCTAGATTTACTTCATTCAGTTTCTTACTTATATAGGTAAACATTCTGTTGTTGGCTGAGACTGCCATAGCACTCTCCCAAGCAAGGTTCTTCGACTGCAAATATGCATGGAAACCCAGAGCACCAATACCAATAGATCTCTCGCGCATAGCACTATACTTTGCACGAGAGATTCCTGCCGGCGCGTTGTCAATGAAATACTGCAGAACGTTATCCAACATTTCAGCAACATCACGTAAGAATAATGAGTTCTTACTCCAACTGTCATAATACTCAAGATTCAATGAAGACAAACAACACACAGCAGTTCTATCTTTATCGGTAGGTAGAATGATTTCACTACATAAGTTTGATTGCTTGATAGATAGCCCCAAATCTTTCTGTGCTTGTGGCATCGCTTCGTTAGACGTATCAATAAAGTGCATGTAGGGCTCACCCGTCAGCATTCTATTCTCGATAATCTTCTGCCACAAATACTTGGCTGATATCGTGTCTTTGACTTCACCGTTATGCGGATCTTTAAGTTCCCAAGTATCATCATAATTATTGTCAATCATACATTTTTCTATGACGTTCATAAAATCGTCTGTGATGTTGATACCGTGATGCAGGTTTAATGCTCGCATATTAGGATCACCCGTGGGCTTCCTCATCTCAAGAAAAGAAATGATGTCAGGGTGTGAAATATCAAGATACGTTGCGTAACTTCCTCGGCGAGTTCTCCCCTGTCGATACGCTAAACAACTAGCGTCATAAGTTTTTATGTGCGGCATAATGCCCACAGACTTTTCATCGGAACTACGAATACCAACACCGATACCCACACCACCACCCAGCATACTCAGCCAATTAACTTCAGACAAACACTCAACCAATCCCTCTGCACTATCATGAAGGTATGGAAGGAAGCACGAAATGGGTAATCCTGTGTTGCTTCTCCCAAATGATAAAATTGGTGTTGAGTACGACAACCAGTGTCTGCTGCTATAGTCATACAATCTTTGTGCGTGTTCTGGGTTACTCCCAAACTTCGAACTAACAAACGCAAATCTCTCTTGCGGCGAAACCTCATCATCTTTCATATACGACTCTTTGAGTCTTTTTATTCCCAACTCGTCAAATAACTCATCTCGTGAATAGTCTACTTTGATACCATGTAGTTCATCTTTCATTGTTTTTTATATTCTCCAACTGTTAAATTCTAACAATAATCTTGGTCCAACAAACGTTCTGTCTTTCACAGTAGAAAGAAGTTCTTCTTCTGTGGTGCTCGACTTCATTATTATGTCATTTATATCTTTTTCTTTATAAGATTTTGGCCAGACGCAAACACTAAATCCGTCATTGACAGATCGTTGTATGTTTTTGACTATCTCTTTATTTCTAGGCTCATTATCATATATCAAAACAAGCTTTTCTTTTGGTAGATGTTCTGCCGCAACCCTGAGATTTGCATTACCCACCGAAACCGAGTTTGGAAGGAACAGGCTATCTAAAGGCCCTTCAGTTACATATATCACATCATTTGTGTCAACCTTGTCAATACCGAAAATCATAGGATCATTATCGTCAATCTTCAGATTTATATAGCGAAACTGTTCGCCCCGAATCGCTCTCGCGGATAGCCCAACTAATTTATTTTTTCTGTTATAGAAGGGTAACACCAATCTAGGTTCGCTGGTCACAATCTTGTCATCATATCCTGACGCCAACTTTTTTAGGTCCTGTACGTTCTCAACATAGTATAGTGTATTATATCTATGACTTGGGATTTTTCTAGAATGCACGTATTTGATGATTTCGTGATCTTTATCAAAATTTTTTATAGGTTTTAGAACTGTATCAAAAAGTGATTTCTGATTGCTCTCAAATCTTACAGGCTTGAACACAAAACTGTGCTCTTTGTGCGCCTTCTTTCCAGTTTCTCCCGACGCATACCTTTCCAAAGAATACTCACGATATAGATTGGTGTTCACAGCTTTTATTAGGTTTCCTAATGACATACCAGCTTGGCAGTTGTGACATTTATAGAACAACCCACCCTTCTGTCCAAATATGTATCCTCGGGCCTTAGTCTTATTTTTTTGACTGTCGCCGCATATCGGACACCGGAAGTTGAAGTTATAACCACCTTTGCGTTTAAATTGATCTAAATGAATAGATAGTATACCAACATACTTTTGATCTAGCCACATGCTCATAATATTACACTCGTATTTCGAGTTGATATAATAACAAAAAATACCAGTTATGTCAAGTTATTTGTCGGTAAATATTCCAGTTTTACCGTAACGGAGAAATATCATAGCACCGGTAGTTTCATCTTCAATGATGATAGGTTTGTTGGGGTTTTTCAGACCGTACTCGCGTATAGCACATCCAATCTCATCGTCACCAACACACTCTTCGTATGGGCGATACTTCTTCTTACCAAACCTAGATTTCATATAACGATCGGAGTCAACAACGAAAACATCATGTTCAGCAAACTTTTTACGACGAACTTTCGCTACAGGCTTACCACGATCCATTCCTGCAATATTACCGCCACCCACATTATTAGCGATTTCTTCTTTGACGAACAATTCTTGATATGCTTTCCTATCGTTGTTCCTCAAATCTCGCATTTCTTTACCAAACGTTTTTGTCATCACAGAGTTCATATTTTGCAACTTTTTAAACTCAACGTCTAATTGTGATTTTGTTGACTTCCACTCGGAAGTCAAACCCACCGAACTCTTCCCACCGAATGCGTCAAGTTTCTTCTTAAGTTCGCTAACCTTCTTTTTCTGTGCTTTGATTTGGAGTGCAGAATTGACGAACGATTTACCATACTCGTCTTGAAGATAGGCTATCTTCGGCCCTAGATTTGAACTTTCACAAATCTGTTCTACGAGATTACTGTTCTCTCCAGCAAGATATGCGTCAAGTCTTTCCGAGAGCAATTCGTCGTTATCGCCAATCTCTTCGCCCTCTTTGATTAAGAGCAATGCGGCTGCATATGAAGCAAACTTGGTCTTACCGCCAGGCAACTTTTCTAGAAGTTTCTTGAGTTTTAAAATCATCAAGTCAAATTTGTTGAAGGATTTTTGCTCAACGTTGGTTAGCCGATCTTTTGATTTTTTCAGTATGTTTCCTGAAGCATCAATCACACCAGTTTTATACGCATCCCACTTATCAAAAGGCGTAGTCAACTTGCGCAAAATGCGATAAACAACGTACAAATCTACTAGTGTTGACATTAAATAAGTTCTCTTAGTTTTAAAAGTAAATCTTCATCATATTCTACTAGTATATCACAATAATTCAGAAATATCAAAAAAGAATTCAATATATTTACGTTTTCTTTCCCGACCTTGTATCTCAACATCGTCATTGTGCCATCAATCCCAAAGTTATTTGAGAGGAAGATTATGTGATTTAGTATCAACCTCTCTCGCAACTCGCCGCGTTCCGCAAACTTTTTTATCAGTCGTTTGACATATCTTATTCTCTTAAGATCATCCAAAAACTCTAAAACAGAAACGCAATTTGGATTGTTATAGTTAGCAATCGCAAACTCATCAAAAGTATCATCATCAAGCAGTATCATCAGAAGGTTGCTAAGGCAGCCCTCTTGATCACATTGGTGTCAACAACAACATAAACATAGCCAGAATCCCAAAAAGTAGTACCGACAGCAAAGCCCTCAGTATTGTTATTGCTTGGCGTCACAGCGCCAGTCAGAACGATTTTTGGCGCAGTAAATATTCCAGTAGAAGATAACGTACCATCAACCGAAGAATTTCCTGTTACTACAACACCACTACTAGCAGTCAAAGTGCTGCTAACTGTCAGCGCTCCTGTTACTGTAGCACCACCCGTAGCGGTAATATTTGTTGTTGTGGTAGAAGATAGTTCAAGTGAAGTCGTAGACGCAATATTTACTTTAGCAACTGATAATTGTGTTTGCGCACCAAATAAATCTTCGACTTCAATTTTCTTTGATACTGGAGTGCCAGTTGCATCATCAACAATCATCATAACATCCGTACCAACGGGATCTGTCAATGCTGTTAACAATGTGAGTTTTTTATCTGCCATTTCTATTCCTTATTATTTAAACCCAATTAAGGGAATGCTACTGCCGGGACTCGGACCACTTGAAAAATGGGTCGGGGGAGATGCGTCTCCCCCAGTTTAGCCGTCATGCGCTTATGGGGCACCCAATATTATTTATGCGCTTTGTGTCAATACTACAGAATTTGATACTACAGGATCTGCAGCAAGAGCACCTGCTGAAGACACAACACAACGGAAGTATCTACCAGCAACATAATCACCGTCAGTATCGACAATCGATAAAGTTGTTGTTGTGGTACTACCAGCAACCGTTGCGGTAGCCCAACCAGTCAACCCGTCAGCAGATGACTGCCAATCGTATGTAACTGCTTGTGCGGGTGAAGCTGAAGCAGCAATAGTAAGGGTAGCAGCTGCAAGCCCTGTGATATCAACAGTAGCATCAGATTGCAAAGGTTGCGTCGTGATTGTAATCAATGTATCAAAAACAACATCATCATCACTACCCAAAATACCAGTGTCGCCAGCTTCTGCTGCAGTACGAGCCATAGCAATCAATACTTCAGATTTGTTCCGAGTGTTTCCGTGACCATCTGTGTATGTTGTATATTCCGTCCAACCACCAGTACCAAGACCTGTAGCTTTGTTAGAATCTGCTTCAGAAATGTCAACAAAATACAAGTTGTCTGGTGTTTTTTGAAATGTGTCTGCAGCATCGCCGTCGTTGGTAAGAACAATTGGTGTTGGAACCAATGCGGCGGCAGGAGTGGCTGCAAGGCTGAATGTGCTGGAAGTTAAACGAATAACATAGTATACCGTACCACTAACTAGATTAGTAGCCGCGGCTGTGCTAGTATAAGTTACAGGATCTCCAGTGATAAATCCGTGCCCATGATTTGTAATAACGTTTGCCGCAACTTCACCAGCAGACGACATATCAACTGCGCGTGTTGGTGCAACATATTTTGGAGCACTAGCTAGTGCGTCCGTATTTCCCCATAATGCCATAATAGCTCTCCTATTAGTTTTAATACTATTTATAAGTCTACTTTAGGACTTACTTCTACTTTTTCTTGTTTACCGCTAATCGTTTTAGGATCTTTTTCTTTTTTGACTTTCTTGATGGCTTTTTTAATTGTTTTTCTGCGATTTTTCAGATATTTGTCTGACTTATCAACATCACCATCGTTATCAATATCAGCATCGGCTTGTCCGACAGGATCCAATTTTTCTCCAAGATAACTGTTTAAGACTTGCTTAACGAGTTTTTCCGCCTTTTTCTTATCACCAGCAGTCAATTTTTTAGCAACGATTTCAATTGCTTGTTTTGCGGATTGTGTGGGCTCCATAAGTTTATCAACTTTTGCTAACATTGTTTTATCAACGGCTTCATCGAGTTCGTTTTCGAATGCTTCATCCACATCTTTACCCGCAGCTTTCATACGGAAATACTGCTTCATCTCTGCTTCGGGTGCACGTTTGACCATACGAATATAGTCAGGTTTTTTCAGCAACCTTCTGAGTACGTTCTTGACTTCGCCAGGACTAGCACCATCAACATATGTTGTAGGCAATCCTTCAATTTCAACTTTGTACATAGCTTCATCAAGTTCTACAGACTCCCTAATACCGTTTTTCTTTCTCCATTGCATGACTGTGGCAGCATCCGCAACTTGGTCTGCCCAGTTGCCCGGTCCAGTAGTTGCCTTCCTTGCGGTGGGATTGGCTTTCATGGCCTCACCAGCATCTTTGGCGATATACTTTAAAGAATCATACGGTAAGTCCCAGAATCTTTCGTTCTCTATGCGAGCACCGTTTCTTGGACGACCATCACCCATTTTCCACTTAGTCTTTTCTTCAAGTGCTGCTTCATCGAACTGCATTGAGTGTTGTCCAGTACTTCGAACTTTCTCTGCATCCTTCATAGTCTTGTAAGGTTTACCTTGGTTTACAAATTTACCCTTAGTCATAACCTGTACTTGGAAACCTTTGTTTGGAAGTTTATCAACACCCAACTCTTTACGAATTTTGTCTTGTCCTTTGTTACCCAAATCAATGATACGAACCGTACCTTCTTTAGATGCTTCATCAACAGACTCTTTCTTCTCTTTCTTCTTTTTGGCAAACTTATCTTTGAATGCCTGTGCAGATTGATAAGTACCTTTCGCATAATCTGAACTTTTTAGTGCAGGCGCTTTCGACTCAAACATTTTAGGAATATCATCGATCTGATCTGCCCAACTGACTTTCTTGGTAGACATATTCGTTACCGAGAATGCGTCTGGACCATCGTCGAAAACAAAAGTACCAACCTTCTTACCATTTTTCATCACAGTATGTAAATCGTAAGCAAACTTTGCTTTTACTAGAGTGATACTACCAGATTTAACCCTTTTTGCACCATTTACCCATTGTTTTCCGAGCGCACCTTCGGTAATAGACTCTTGCACCAAACGACCATTCTTCATCATACCATGCTTCTTGAGCATCAACATCACACCATCACGGGGATCAGTATCCATATCACCAACAAACTTCTTCATTGCCATGAATGCTTTGTTTGCTACGTTAGGTGTGTTCTGATTGTCACCGATTGCTTTGACGTAGTATGCAACCTTCTCAAAGTCAGTCTTGTCAATACCACCACTCTTCTTGGCATATGCCATGATTTCTTGATGTGCTTTACGGAAGTCAATTGCTTCATCAAGTTCCACAGACTCTTTAGATGATTCTTCAAGATTTTTACGCAAATCACTAAATGATAGAGATTCCATGTAGTCTTTTGCTTTCAACTTAACGTCGTGAGACTTAGCAAGTTCTGATGCCGCAAATTGTGACAACCACTTGACTTTTGCT